TACAAAGGATAAAATGTATCTGGACTTTGTTGATGAACTAAGATTACTCTTTGAATCAGAGCCAACAGAACATAACCTTGTTGAGGATGTTATGAACTGTTATAGTTTAGAAAGGTTAAAGAAAATCAAATTCAGGATAAAGAATAATTTATATATTTGACCATTACTCATATTTGATTTTTTAGATTAATACTCTTAAGACCCCCTTTGCGAATGAGCTTAGGGGGTTTTTTGTTAGCAGTACAGTACACATTTAATCCTCCTATATAGTATGTATTTTTCAATTTATAATATTTATTTATTATTTTTAAATTTATTTTTAAAATACCACACCCCCTAAAAAACGCTAAAAAAAGTGTACTATGTGTACTATTGATTTTAACTTATTGATTTTTAATTATTTATACAGTACACTTTTAAGCATGTTTTTAGTACACATTTAAAATAATTTATTTATTTGCATTTTGTATTGAAATAATATTTATATTTGTGAACGGTTCGCTCTCACGATATAGAACTAAAGAAGTTATTAAGACCTCTTAATGAATTTGGATGTGAGAGCCCAAAGGATTTAAGAGGTTTTTTATTTAAAAAAAGCTTATGATAATAGTAAGAACGTGTGGTTCGGGAACGGATTACAATGATGACAGGTTGCAACTCCTTAAAAAAATGCTTGAATTTCCTAAATATGAGGAATATTACAAAAAAATTTTTAAACTCCATGACCATAAAGGTACTTTATCTGTTTATTGGTATGAAACTCCAACAGAACAAGAAAAATCACATTTAACTAATGCATGGGAATATTTGAGAGAATATAACATTGAGCATTTTGTAATAACCATAACTGAAAAACAGATATGAAAGTAGATTATTACAAAGATAAACAGTCAGTTATCCCAGTTGGTAGATCAAAAGATGTTCTATTCTATTTAGAACGCATAAAATTTGGTGAAGTTAAAGACAAAATTCAATTACTTAGAGCTGAACTGGATGAGGAAAAAAGAAAAAAGTTAAAGGGTGATTTACCTGCAGTTACTTTTTGTGGAACTTTTACACGAAGGGCAAAGAATGGATTAAAACAAGGCTCAGGATTAGCAATTGTAGACTTTGATAAGATAAAAACTTATGATGAGTTACTATTGCTTAAAGAAAAACTGTCAAAAGATACCTATATTTTTTCTATTTGGATAAGTCCAAGTGGTAATGGTTTGAAAGCATTGGTAAAAATACCTGTTGTTGTTGATAATGATGATTATAATAAGAGATATAAAGCTATTTATAAGCATTTTTTATGGGTTAATGATGAGTTCGGAGATAATGTAATTGATACAAGTGGTCAAGATATATCAAGATTATGTTTTGAATCTTATGACCCTGACATTTATATTAACTATGACTCAGAAATATTTACTGATTTTGTTGAGGATGAAAAGAAATTAGATTTTTCAACACTTGGAACAACAACCAACATACCATTACAGAATCAAGATGAGATTGCAAATAGGTTAATGATATGGTTTAAAAAACATTATAACGCATCTCAAAGAAATAACTCATTTTTTAAACTGGCAGCTGCATTTAATGATTTTGGAGTTGATAGATTAACATGTGAAAGTTATTTATTACCAAATGCTCAAAAAGATTTTGATGAAAATGAGATAAAAAAAATAATTGAAAGTGCCTATAAAAACAAAGCAAATTTTGGAACTCAGAAATTTGAAGATAAAGAGTCAAAGGATGCTATAATTGGCATGGTTAAAATAGGAAAATCAGATAGTGAAATATTTGAAAAGTTCCCAGATAGAGATAAAGATTCTATAAAAAAAGAGATTGATACTGCAAAATCAGGAATTGATTTAAAAGTATTTTGGTCATTTGATGATAAAGGAAAACTTAAAATATCACCTCACAGGTTAAAGTTCTATTTAGAACACAACACTTTTTATAAGCATTATCCAATAGCTAACTCAAAAACATTTACATTCATAAAAAAAGATGATAATTTTGTTGATGAGGTATCTGAATATAACATCAAAGATTATGTTCTAAAACAGCAGATGGATAATCTTAATTTTGATGTATATGACTTACTTGCTGCATCAACAAGGACATTTACACCTGCTTATTTATCAATGCTTGATACTGCTCAATTTACTGTTGAGGATGATGGTAAAGATTATGCTTGGATTTATTATAGAAATAATGCAATTAAAGTCTATAATAATAAATATGAGATATATGATTATGATGAGCTAAATGGATTTGTATGGAAAAAACAAGTTATTGATAGAGATTTTATTAATGCTGATCATCATGAGTCTGAATATCGGACTTTTATTTGGTTATGCTCTGGACAAAATACTAATAGATATAATTCATTAAAATCAGTTATTGGTTATTTAATGCACTCATTTAAGACATCTGCAAATAATAAAGCCATTATTTTTAATGATGAGACTATTTCAGACAATCCAAATGGAGGAAGTGGAAAGTCATTATTTTGGAATGCATTAAGTCATATTAAAAAAGTATCCTCAATAGATGGTAAAACATTTGAATTTAGTAAGTCATTCCCGTATCAATCAGTTCCAGTTGATACTCAATTGTTGGTGTTTGATGATGTTAAAAAGAACTTTAATTTTGAGAATCTATTCTCATTAATAACAGAAGGTATTACATTAGAATATAAAGGTCAAGATGCTGTAAAGTTACCTGTAACCAAATCTCCTAAGATTATAATAACAACTAACTATACTATTCAGGGAGTAGGAGGCTCATTTGAACGTAGAAAATTTGAGGTAGAAATGAGCTCTTATTTCAATGCTAATAATTCACCATTAGATTATTTTAATCACATGTTATTTGATGATTGGGATACAGAGGAATGGGCTCGATTTGACCATTTTATGATTAACTGTTTACAATATTATCTTGATAATGGACTTGTAGAATTTAATCACAATAATTTAGAAAATAGAAAACTAATAAATGATACTTCATTAGATTTTCTTGAATGGATTAAAGAAACTGATTGCATAAATGAAGGATATCAATTGAGTAAAAACTATGTATTTGATAAATTTATTGATGAGAATAAAGACTATAAACAGTGGCTTAAACAAAAAAGATTTACTCAATGGATTAAAAGATATTGTGAGTTCTATGGTAAGATATACACTGAAGGAAATACAAATGGATCTCGATGGTTTATGATTGAATCAGATAGTAAACCTAATCAACCTACAGATGTATGGGATAATGTTACACCTTTAAATGAAACACCTTTTTGATATGAATAAAAAATACTTTATAATCACAGTAGGTGAAGACCTACAAAACACTATTTTATTTGATTTGACTGATAAACTAAAAGAGCAGGGACATTATTTCGTAGTTAATTGCACCTCAAATAGAAATCAGTTTGATGTAAAAAGAGTAACACAGGAGGAGTTTAATAAATTTAATAATCATGAATAAAATAAACAAAGCCAAGCTCCAAGCACTTGAGATGGAGCTACTCACAGCTAAGCATCCTAACATGCCACCAAGCTACATCCCTAAGACTGATTGGAAGGATAACTCTGCTAACTCTCTCACTAAATCTGTCATCGCATGGATACAGTTCATGGGCGGTCAAGCTGAGAGAATAAGCTCACAAGGTCAGTACAGGGAAGGAGCTAAGATACCTGTTGGCTCCGGTATCCTGGCACATACAAAACAGTTGCCGGGCAAGTGGACACCCGGACAGTCAACCAAAGGTACTGCAGATATTTCTGCCACGATCAGAGGCAGGTCAGTGAAAATTGAGATTAAGCAAAAAGATAAACAAAGTGAAGCACAAAAACAGTATCAACAAGCCATTGAGAATGCAGGTGGGGTTTATATAATTGTTAGAAATTTTGATGATTTTGTGGTATGGTATGAACAGTTTACATTAGGGTTATGAGAATAAAACTCAAGATGCCTAAGTTCAAAGTAAAATTGAAACATCTTAGGAAGAAATATAAACACCCTGTAAAGGGTATTAATAACGAAACAGATTAGATATGAAGGCAAATGAATTGAGAATAGGTAATTGGTTTATTGAGAAAGATGAGGTAAAACAATTTGACGGTGATTTTTATCACTTATTAGGATGCGATCCAATCCCATTGAACACAAATTGGTTATTGAAATTAGGATTTGAATATAATGATAATATAGGTCTATATCAAAAGGATGGATTTGATGTGGATATAGAGGATGGTGTGTACTGTCACTTTTATCTTAATGAATATGGTGATTGGTACAAAGATATTGAATACGTTCACCAACTTCAAAATCTATACTTTGCACTTACAGGTGAGGAGTTAACATACAATTGTTAATAACTTTATTTATTATATATGCAAAAGTTTATTATCTTTGATGAAAATAATATTTACAGTATGGAAAAAGAAATCAAAACAGCTACTGAGAAAATCAAGGAGCTGAATGAGTTGAGTAACACACTCACTCTACATCAAAAACTACACAGGGCAAAGTTAGCCATTGGTAAGGTAACTAAGAACGCTATGAGTCATCACTCAAAGTACGCTGACCTTAATGCTATCCTTAGCACTGTTGAGCCTGTTCTTTTAGAGAACGGTCTTATATTATTACAACCGATACATGGAAATAGTGTCTGTACTCAGATAGTTGATATTGACTCAGGTGCAATGCTTGAGTCATGTATGGACTTACCTCAAGGAGTTAATCCTCAAAACATGGGCTCTGCTATCACTTACTACAGGAGATACACTCTTCAAGCAGCTCTATCATTACAGGCTGTTGATGATGATGGTGAGAAGGCAAGTAAAGAGGAGCAGCCAAAAGAGATAGTTAAAGAGACTCTATCAGATGAGAGATTCAAAAATGCTCTTGCTAAAATTAAGGCTAAGGAGTACACTGTAGAAGAGTTGAAAGCTACATTTCACTTAACCAAAGAACAGGAGGCACAGCTATGAAATGGAGACCATCACAATTAGGGAAGCTCATGACTAACTCAAGGAGCAAGTCAGATCCATTGTCAGAGACTGCAAAGTCAGAGATCCGTAAAATAGCCAAGCAGGACTTCTATGGCTACAGCTTAGAGGTTAAGACTAAGCCAATGATCAAAGGCACTGACTGGGAGCACTTAGGTATCAAACTACTCAATGATGTGAGATTCACAAAGAAATACGTTAAAAACAACCTTAGACTTGAGAATGACTACATGACAGGATGCTGTGATATACTCATGGATGATGTAATCATTGACATTAAGAGCTCATGGTCATTAGATACCTTCCCTGCAACACCATCAGAAGGTGAGAACTCAGATTATGAGTGGCAAGGAAGGGCATATATGTGGCTGTATGATAGATCTTCCTTTGAGTTAGTCTATACTATGTACACTACTCCTGATGAATTACTCACTGAGTGGGATAACCTATCAATCCATCGTGTTGATCACATACCAATGCACCACAGAGTGACTGTGCTAACCTATGAGAGAGACCTGAATAAGGAGGAGGAGATAAGAGAGAGACTCATCTACTGTAATGAGTATTATTCTAAGTACATCAATGAGCTAAATAGTAAATAAGTTATTAACAATCAAAACAAAATACAAACAATGTCAGAATCAACATTAAAAGGAGCTGTGAAGCTCATCAATGAGGTTAAAGTAATCTCAGATAAGTTCTCAGTGAGAGAGTTCGTAGTGACTACACCTGATTCTAAGTATCCACAGGATATCATCTTCCAAACAACCAATGATAAGATAGCTATCTTAGACTCCATCGGAGTAGGTCAAGAGGTAGAGGTATCATACAACCTGAGAGGTAGAGAGTTCAATGGTAGATACTACAACACTCTTGACGCATGGAGAGTGGAGGCTACAGGTGTTAAACCACAAGCTGAGAAAGATGACTTACCGTTCTAAGACCGTATTCCTTAACCTTGATGAGTCATTCACTGAGTGGCTCAGAAGGGAGCTAAAGGATAAGCTATCTAACCGCTATAAGATTATTCACTTAGCAGAGGACATGAACGTCGAGAAGGCTACTCTATACCGCTTTATGAATGGGAAGGAGGTCAAGGGTGCATTCTATGATAGTGCGTTCAAGTACTTAGTCAAGGGGGCTTAACAGCTCCCTTTTTTTATGTCAACTATTCTCATTATCTTAGTACCCATGATAGACTACATAGCTCCTCTTGTTGTATCATGGTGGTTCGTTAGCTTCGAGCCTCTTCAAGACCGTATCAACAGGCTCATACTACCCGATTGGCTAC